CAAAGCTATCGAGTCTTTCAATAATACTTGCCTGAAAGAAGAACTTGCTATTATCAACCTTGAAGGTAAAGATCAGGCAAGTGCTGATGAAGTCAAAGAGAATCAAGCCGAGACTCCAGTCGCAACTAATTTTAGTATGGATATGGTTGAATCTAATCTTAAACACTAGGAGAGACAAATTGACAACAGTTAGTAACGTGACAGTGAATGTTGATGTGAGTGATGAAGTACTTGAGCTTATTGCAAACCTTCAAGCTCGTATAGATGGCCTTGAAGAAGTTGTTTATGATGAAGACTGTGATTGTGATGCTTGCAATTCAGAAGAACAAGAATACCTAGAGATTAAGTCTGTTAATTATGTAGAAGGTAAGTCTGGTTGGATTCTTGCTAAAGACGGTGTATTACATATGTACACAGGCAATGAGAAGATTAACTTCTATCAAGATGGTTCACATAACAAATCGACTCGTGATCTGTTTAAACTATATGATTCGAATAACACCTGCCGAGTACAGAGCGGCGTTCTAGTATAAAGGAGAAACAAAGTGGCATTGTATGAATTCGTAGTAAAAGGTAATGACCCAATTGGCTTTAACTTCATTGAAAATATTATCAAGCTGGCTAACCTTGGTGCTACCAAGAAAGAAAGCCAACTCCCTAAAATGAGTTTCCCACACACTGTGTATATGGAGCTTGAAGCTGATAAGGCTCCTGACGTAGCCAATGCAAGCATTCGTGTATTCAATATGAGTGAAGGTGGCGTAGAAGTAATGCCAGGAGCTGTAGAGACTCCAGCAATTAAAGGTGGCTTTAGTCTTGAAGTGGCTAAAGAGAAGATGAGTAAGGAAGAGCTTGATGCTCTTAGTTGGGAAGAGTTCAAAGCTGAAGTGAAGCGTGTCACTGGTGAAACAGGTCGCGATAAAAAAGTCCTGCTGGCGACATACCTCAACTTCTAATTTAGCCTTATCTGTCAAGCTATTGACTTATTAGAGATAATGTATTAAACTGTGAATATCAATAGAGGGAAACTATATAATATAACATTTAGTTGTTATGGTAGCACTTCCCTCGACGCTATAAGGAGATGTCATGAGTAGTCGATTAAGAGTATACCTTGACGGAAAAGAACTTAATTACGTTTATGAAGTATCTACTCATTGTGGATATGGATCAGCAGTTGTTGCCAGCCGAGATAAAGATGGCGACTTCACGCTAGAGAATGGAGAAATTCTAAAGAAAACTCTCTATGGTCATATCTACACAGAGGAAATCAAATAGGAGATAAAATGTCAGACGACAATATTGTTCGTCCTCAGTCTCCATTCCAAGAGAAGTATTTAAAATCCAACGCGAAGATTCTTATAGTCGGAGGTGCAGCGGGCAGTAGCAAGAGCTATGTCGGCCTAATGCGTCACTTGCGCTTTGTACACGATCCTGATTATCGAGGGTTCTGTATTCGTAAGAACAGTACAGCAATTATGAAAGCTGGTGGCTTGTTTGAACAGGCTATGAGACTTTATCAGAAAGCTGGGTATGCTGTTGAACGTAAGACTAAGGATCAGAAGATTGTATTCCCAAGTGGAGCATCTATTAGCTTCTCTCACTACGAGAATGACGGTGCTGGTGACTTGTATCATGGCTTGGAATTATCTAGCGTCTTCTATGACGAAGGTACACACGCTGATGAATCCCATATCTGGTGGCTATTCTCTCGGCTTCGTACAGAAGCTAAGATGGAACCATGTCTATGGATTAGCTGCAACCCCGATCCAGATAGTTTCTTGTTTGACTGGGTAAAGTGGTGGTTGTATCCAGAAGGCCACGAGAAGTATGGCTTGCCTGATCCAGATAAGAATGGACGATCTAGATACTTGCTTCGTATTAACGGAGAGTTAGTTTGGGGAGATACTTGGGAAGAAGTGTATGAAAGGTATAAAAACCCAGCACTCCCTAAAGATCATGAAGAGCAGGTAAGGCCAATTGAGATGGCTGTCCTGTTAGGTACAATTTATGATAACCCAACCCTGATGAAGAATCAGCCAAACTACAAAGCAACGCTTGAGGCATTGCCTGATGTAGAGCGACGTAGACTTTTGTTAGGAGATTGGACAGCACGTGAGACAGGATCTACATACTTCCAAAGAGAATGGTGCAGAGAGTTTACAGAAGAGCCTCCAGCTAATGAAATCTTACGCACAGTGAGAGCATACGACTTTGCTGGTACGCTAAAGTCTTCATCTAATCCCAGCCCTGACTATACGGCTTGTGCAAGGATTAGCAAGTTAAAGAATGGTGACTACTTTGTACATGATGTACAGCGTACACGTATTCTTTATGGAGATTGGGAAAAGTTCATCCTAGAGAATGCTCAGAGAGATGGATACAGCACTGAGATTCTTATTCCTCTTGACCCTGGAGCTAGTGCTAAGGTAGCAACAAGTTTGCTTACAAGAAGCGTTAGCGAGAAAGGGTATAGAGTACGCACACTTAAGACTACACAAAGTAAATTAGATAGGTTCCGTCCATTCTCTTCATTAGCTTTGAATAATCATATCTCATTCTTAAAAGGATGTGGTTATGATTATGAAAACAAAGTTGATGGAGATAACAGCTTCGTCTACAGAGAGCTTGAGGCTTTCACAGGGAAAAGACGTGGTGGTGAGATGGGCCATGACGATATCGTCGATGCTTGCTCAGACTGTATTTCAATTTTAGCATCAAGAGTAAATATTCCAAACATGGCCGCTGGATTAACGTCTGTTAATCTGACAGTACGTACCCCCTTTGAACGGTAAGGAGAGGAGATGGCAGAAAGTACGGGTGATACACCCATCCCCCTCAAACTAGAGACGGGGGATAATAAAGTCCCAGCAATGGTGTATGGAGAAACAGGATATACAGGACTTGTAACCCGTGGTGGTAGAGTGTGGGATGATTGCCAGAAAGAGTTACGCTGGCCTCGTGCTTATCACACATTTAAGGAAATGAGTACAGACAGCTCTGTAAACCCTTCTCTTGAGTTTGTTGAGGGAAAGATTGCAGAAGCTAAATGGAAAGTACGCATTCCAAAGGGATATGAAAAACAGCTTAAAGACAAAGCCTCGTTCCTTGAGCAACAGATGAATGATATGGACCAAAGCTGGCTGTCTTATATCAAGCAAATGGCTAGCTTTAACCGTTATGGATTTGCAGTGGCAGAGATTGCCCTACGGTTTAGGAACAAGCGTTTTGGTAGCAATTATGATGATGGTTTGGTAGGTCTTAAAGGACTTCCGGGGCGTAGTCAAGGTAGTATTTATAAGTGGGAATGGTCGCAGGATGGACGACAACTTCTAGGCTTATGGCAACAAGTTATCTTGCCCTATGCTGGAACAGAAGTTATCACAGAGAATGGATGGGATACAGTACGAGCTTATGAGCAGAACAGAGGCTATACGCTTAAGTTCATCCCTCGTAAGAAGTTCTTGCACTTTAGACATAATCCTCAAAACGATTCACCCTGCGGCCAGAGTCCTTTGGCTGGGGTCTGGACTAGTTGGAAGTATAAGGTTGCCTATCAGGAGGCCGAGGCCCTAGGAACAGCACAAGATAACAACGCCTTCAAGGTATTATTCCTTCCGCCTGAGTATCTCGTAGAAGACGCTGACGAAGACCGTAAAAAGTCTTTTGAAATGTATAAGCGGATGATGGAAGAAGCACACCAAGCAAGACGCAGTGGCTTTATTTTGCCAATGCTTACAGATGCTGAAGGTAAGCGGATGTTTGACTTTGAGATTAAGAATATCTCAGGGTCTAAGTCTTACGATGTAGATAAGATCATCTCCAGATACAGCCGAGAAATTCAAGTAGGTTTGTTCGCTGATGTACTTTCTCTTGGTGGTGGATCAGGTGGTAGTTATTCTCTCTCTGAGAGTAAAGTAGATATCATTGATATGGCTGTTAAGTCTAAGCTCAATGAGATTAAAGATCAACTTAACCATCAACTTGTGCAGACTTTGTTTGAACAAAATTCCTGGGATACGTCAGTTTTACCTTTCTTCGACTATGAACTTCCTAATCAGGAGACTCTTGATAATAAGGGGAAATTCTGGCAAAGGGCAAAAGCCGTTGGTCTTATTCCAATAGTACCTCAAGTAATTAATCAAGTATTGAGAGATATCGGCGTTGATTATCAAGTACCAGATAACGCAACCACAGAAGAGCTTATGAAGCTACTTGATCCTACTGGAGTTGGGGCTAGCTCGGAAAGCGGAAAAGGTATGCAGCAAGGAATGTCTAATACTAACGGCACATCTACTGCTGGCTCAGGTGATGCCTCTGTGGCAAATAACTCAAATGCATAAGGAGGACGAAGATGTCCCACAAGCTACATAGACTGACTTCGTCTCTCTACAATACACCACTACTTATTGAACAGAATGCGTTCAAAGGTATTCTGGGTTATCTAGGAGAGAGAAATCTTGGGGAAGTAAAAATGGACTCTGGTGAAGATGGTCCTTTTGAGATGCCTGAGAGATATGTCTATAACCCAGATACACAAACTGGTGTGATTGAACTTATCGGACCTATTACGGCAAAACCTATTACTATGATGGGTTTTGATTGTGGTGGTGCTAACTATCTTAATCTTAAACAAGACTTTGAATCTCTTATCGAGATGGGCGCTAAGACTATTGCAATGATTGTAGATTCCCCAGGTGGATCTGCTTATTCAATGTCTGATAGCGCTAACTACATCCGTAAGATCCTTGATGAGAATGGCGTTGAGCTTATTACTTTCATCGACGGAATGAGCGCCTCGGCAGGCTACGGGCTAACTTGTATCTCAGATAAGATCATCGGTAGCTGGGACGCAGAGTGCGGCAGTATTGGAGTTTTGGTAAATCTGTGGAATGACTCTAAGGCTCTTGAGATGGAGGGTTATGAACGAACCTTCGTAACAGCCGGTTCGGAAAAAGTTCCATATGCAGCAGACGGTAGCTTCCGAGATGAGTTTATTGCTGATATCCAAGACAAGGTAGACACTTGTTATAAGAACTTCACTGAGCACGTAGCAACACATCGCGGACTCTCTGTAGAAAGTGTAAGAGCAACAGAGGCTAAGATGTACTTTGCTGAAGATGCAATTAAGCTGGGGCTTATGGATGAGATTATGACATCTGAAGAGTTCTTTGACTTTCTTGCAACCCAAGCTCAAACAAACATGGAGACAAAACCAATGTCCGTAAAGGATCGTTTCTTTAAATTTTCAAAGTCTGATGGAGCACAAACCGAAATGGCACAACTACAAGAATTGCAAGCACAGCTTAGTGCTGCACAAGAACAACTGGCAACAATGGCTGATTTGAAAGGTGCTGTATCTACTCTGACAGCTAGTCTTGCTGAGAA